ACTAGAAATAGTATAAATATATCCGTCTATAATGATTTTTCTTCCTGCCAATGCTGCTGCTTGTGCTTCAGTGAGAGCTTCTGCAATAGTAATTACTTTTGAAGCATACGAAGCTACTGTTAATGTTCTGCTAGTTGAAGTTAAATCTGCAGCATGAAATATCTTTGCTTCTGTCGTTTCCACGAACCTTACACCGTGGATTTTTCCAATTTCACCCTCGAAAATTTGAGTTGAGCCTGCATATTCAGAAGCACTTACCCAATCATCATCTCCCATAAGATCATAGGCAACGTCTGGATGAATAATTCCCACGTAATAGCCATTAATCTTTTTAGCTTTGTTGTTTTTAAGTGTTCTTACAGCCCTCCGTACACATTCTACCGTAAAATAATGATTACCGCTGCTTTCCCCACCAACTAGCTGGTACCTTGCAATAACCTGTCCTTCTGCATATTGAATATTAGTACCGCTATTCAAAACTTCCCTGGTAATCGTGTCGAGAGTTTCACCCGCTTGATTTCCAAGAAGCTTTGTTGCATGAAGCAGGTTGTTGTCGATAGCAGTAAGTAAGAGTATGTCTGATAGCTCGATGTAATCTCCATATTGCGCAACTGTAGCGGTTATAGTCGATACTGTCAGACTATTTCCTGAAGGCGTAACACCTTCTTGCAATGGAGTGAGTGCTTTTGGCAATGGAGCATATTTGCGAAATTCGATTGTTTTACCTCTACCTTTCGGGATAGGATGTTTTTGCCCAAACTGGTCATGGACTAGGTTAGGTACAGCATTGTCAATCAAGTAATCGGAATAAAATACTTTCATTTCATCCGATAAACTGGCCTGAGTTGTTACTTGTGTGTTATCGAAAAGTTTAAGATTCACTAAAATTAGTTTTAGTAAATCAAGACTATTTTTTGTTATCATATATACCTCCTTCTTTTAAAATCTTATTTCCTCCCCTCTCATAACCCGTCGAGCTATTTCTGCTCTATCTTCCCTAGTTAAATTTCGAGGGTCGGATTTAATAATTATGCCTGGTGTTCCCTTTGCTGCGGATTCTTGTGGTCGATTTCCTTTTGCTTTGATGTTTTCAACAACATTTTGTTGCGCCTGTTTTGCAGTACCGGCTATGATTTCATCCATATGACACACCTGGTACGCAGCTTCTACAGATACTCCAGCCCGTAATAGAGACATAAAATTCTCATTTTGGAGTTCTGTACGAAAATCAAAGTTAGGATATTTAATTTTCAATTGCTCTGCTTCCTGAGTCCATTTTTGTATTTGTGCGTTTATTTTTTGCTCTGCTTCTAAGGTTTTTTGTCTTTCCCTGAGAAGTTTATTTTCCTGTCTAATTTTCATAATTTTTTCGTATTGTTCTACAGTCATTCCTGCAGCATCTGCAAGGTCCTGCAAGCTATCCTGTCTTAACCTGCTTGCCAGTTCATTTACATCATCCGTTCCGTATTTCTCCGACAATATTTCTATTATTGGACTCATAGAAGCAAGCTGTGTTTCTAAAGTTTTTGTTTCCCTGAACCTCTTGTTGATGATATTTTGAATTTCTGCATCAAAAAACTGTTTATATTCTCCTTTTCTCAATGCTTCATACTCTGCTCTCAATTGTTCAGGGGTTTTTTGTTGTGCAGTAGCGGTCTGCACGTCATTGCCCTGCTGTGCATCATCCGGTTTTTTCTCCGTTTCCGGTTGCTTTCCATACAGGACAACAGGTTTTTTACTTTCGCTCTTTTTGCCAGGCGCCGTACCCTGGCCTGGTATTGATCCGGCTTGAGCTCCACCTGTCTCTCCTCCGGTACTGTCTCCGGCTCCTGCGGCATCTCCTCCACCTTCACCGTCATGTAATTTTAGGTTTACAGGTAGAAGCCTTATTAATTTTTCAAATATCATGTAGTTATCCTCCCTTTCGCACTTTGGTTAGCGACACCTTGTTGATCAACCGTTATGGCCGTTGTCGCCATCAATTTTATAATAGCATATATTTTTTAGTTACTTTCCTCGCTAGCTGTTACTTCACTTAATATATTCACATTAACATGGTCTGGATAAGTAAGTTCCAACTGTTTTAAGCCTATAAGTATCGTTGAAAAAACAGTATTTGCAACGGCATGTACTGCTTTTGTATCTGATTTTACAAAAATATTCATATTCCCGTCTTTTATTTCCTTTTCTACCTGCAGATTTTGTATGTTTATTAGTGTTCCTAACAAAGCATAAGATAGCGCCGATACTCCAGCGCAAACAATGTCGTTCCCTGGGTTCAAACCAGCATGTCCTTCACTGTGAAATTCATAAAAATTATTTCCGAAGCAAACGAATGTAATATTAATCAATTTATATCACTTCCCCACGTATATTTTCTCTTTGAATACCCTGCATCTGTACTATTTTCTCTGGACTTACCCCTAAGTTTCTGCCTGTCGTAGTCTGAATAATTGCGGCCATCTTGTCCATAGTTTGCTTCATTTGCTGTATCTGCATTTGCAAGCTGTAGCTTTCGGAAATCCTTTTTACAATCTGTTCTTTGCCCTCAAATGTCATCATTTCTAATGCAATGAGTGCCTGAGGTGCCAATTGAGGGTTGAAAAATCCTGCTGCATAGAGTTCTTTTGCAAGTTCATTTTGCAACGCTTGAGAATATGGATTTGCCTTTTGTGCTTTGATTTTGATATCAAAGACAGGCTTCCTATATTTCGGTTCCTCTCCCTGATATGTAGGAGCAAGCATTTGTTCTTTTAGTTTTGCATTGCTATAAGCTATAAAACGCATGGTACCATCAGGGCCCTCTATGCGGAATTTCCTTTCTACATCATAGAATTGCCGGATTAGCTCTATACATTTGTTGATAATGTTGCGGTATGTCCTGTAACTTGCCTTTATCATGTCTCTGGAAAGTTTGTTTCCGGCCTCCTGAAGCGCAATAATTGCACTTGCAGCAGTAACACCTCCTGTTACTCCACCCTGGGAAAAATCCCTGTTCCCTGCGATTTCTTTCATTTCTTCTATTTTCTCTTTTCTGTGTTGAACTATGAAAGGATGTAATGGAGCAACCTGGAATTCCCTGATATATTCTTCTCCAACTCCACCCTGGACATGAATGAGGTCCTTGCTCCAATCCGCAAATTCCTTCTCATTCACGCCCCCATTGTCCTTGATGAAAAAGCGTTTCTTTCCCGCCATGAGTGCATTTCGAGAAATAATTTGGTCTAGCTTGTCAATATACATCTGCGGATTTCTGACTACATCAATATATCCAAAACCATAACAGGTTCCTTCCTCTGGAAATAGCACGTCAATATCAAATGGATACATGCCATGGTCATATAGGCCTGTCTGTGATAGCTGCTCATCATCTTCTGTACTTTCGAGGACATACTCATCAACAAATTTGGTAAGGTGCAATACAGTTTTTCCATTTACATTTTTCCGATAATACCAATCCACAATCAAACATTTGTTTGTTGTATCAATAGTATCATCGTAAATATACTGTTTAACATCGATAACCTTGCCGGCTTGTATTTTCCCCTCAATAAATGGATACTGCTGTTCAAGTAAATCTGTGTCCATAAGGGTAACGACAAAAATATTCCTGCTGTCTTGGAGGTTTCGGATTCCTGGTTCCCAGTAGATATTTAGTGCATCTATATAGCGAATGTCTATATCCCCTAATCCGTTTTCATGTTCTGGGTTCCAAAACGTGCCGTAAACAACAAAGCCATGCTTCAACTTGTACCACCATGCGTTTGAATAAGTTTCCTCGAAATTGTTTTTCTCTAATACCAGCGGTACAATAGTTGTCAGGCTTTCACCTTCAGGTATATCTGTTTCTTCACGAGGCAGTATCACCGGATCCGGATAATTGTCCATAGCGTCTGCATGTTTATTCGCTATGGTATTAAACAGGTAGCCTGTAACCGGTTCCGGATCGCTCTCCGAAGCAGTTTTCTTTCGGATGATATCCCAGTGCTGCATCTTCCACCACTGTTCGTT